ATGTATTAAGAATTGGTTTTTTATAAATATTCATGAGTAACAAAAAGAACTCTTAATATAAAGGAGTAACGATATGAGCTTTTTAGTTTCGCCTGGCGTACATGTCAGAGAGATTGACCTTACAAATGTAGTTCCTTCAGTTCAAACCACGATTGGTGCGATTGCTGGTGCGTTTGAAAAAGGTCCAATATCTTCTGTACAATCAATTAGTTCAGAAGAAGAATTGCTTAAGATTTTTGGTAAACCCAAGACTACAGGAAATCAGTTTGAAAATTGGTTTGCAGCTGCAAATTTCTTGCAATATTCAGATCATCTTAAAGTTGTTCGTTGCGAATCAGGAACAGTCAATGCTGGTGCAAACAGCGGTATTCTCATTCGTGACGAAGACCATTATGAAGCATCTTTCAGTACAGGCCAAGGTTCGCATGGTGAGTGGACTGCCCGTACTGCTGGTGCTTGGGGTGATTCAATCGGTGTACAGATTTGTTCTACTGCACTAGGATACGAGCAAGATTTAGCTGGAAATAATCAAGTTAGTGGTGCTGCATCGGCCGGCGCTACTTCAATTACGGTTGATAATGCAGATGAGACTGGGAATGCATTTAATGTAGGTGATTTAATTTCATTCTATTCGGATACTGGTAATACAACTCCAGTTGATGAATTTAATGAGTATGAGGTAACAGTTGTTAATATATCAAGTAACGCATTAACAATTCGTCTAAAAGATGATCCAAATGCCGTAGGCCTGCAAAATGATATTGCAGATAATTCGTATATAAAGCGGAAATGGAAATATCACGACTTGTTTTCAAATACCCTTGGACAATCTCAGTGGTCAAAAGACAATGGTCGTGGCATTGGTGATGAAATGCACATTGTTGTTTATGACACAACTGGCGATATTACTGGATACGATGCTGATGTTGCTGGACATAGAGGTTCTAGTGTCATAGAAACTTATGCAGCCGTGTCAAAAAGTTCAGTGGCCAGGACTGCTCAGGGTAGTAGCAATTACTATGCAGATGTGATTTTCAGAGAATCATCTTACATTTACTGGACAGATCATATTTCTGCTGGTGCAAATTGGGGTACAGATACAACGGCTACTTATACAGTTGTGCATCCAATCACAATTGATTCACTTACAGGTGGAACAGATGATCTTACTCCAACTGCTGGTGAACTGGAACTTGCCTATGATAAGTTTATAGACACAGAGTTACATGATATTAATCTTGTGATTGGTGGTAAAGGTGGTGGTTCTGGTGATACAAAAACTACTCAAGATACCCATGTAACAATGATTACTGATCTTGTTGAAGAGAGAAAAGATTGTGTTGGATTTGTTTCTCCATATCGTTCTGCGACAGTTGGTGTTGCAACTTCTTCGGCAACTTCTGCTAGGGCAGTTAATAATGTAAAAACTGCATTTGATCTTAACCCTTCTTCGTCTTACATGGTTTACGATAGTGGATACAAATACATGTACGACAAATACAATGACGTATATCGGTATGTTCCAATGTGCGGTGATACTGCTGGACTTTGTGCATACACAGATGGTGTTGCTGATCCTTGGTATTCTCCCGCTGGTTATACTCGGGGCAATGTAAGGGGCGCAATTAAATTGTCATTCAATCCAGATAAGGCAGCTAGAGATATTCTTTATCAGGCAAGGGTTAACCCTGTTGTCAATTTCCCCGGCCAAGGTGTGGTTCTTTTTGGTGACAAGACTGCTCTTGCGAAACCAAGTGCATTTGATCGAATTAATGTTCGTAGATTATTCTTGGTTCTTGAGAAGGCAATCTCTACCGCAGCTAAATATCAACTCTTTGAATTCAATGATGAATTTACGAGGGCTCAATTTAGAAACATGGTAGAACCTTTCTTACGGGATGTTCAAGGAAGACGAGGAATCTTTGACTTTAAGGTGGTCTGTGATTCAACAAATAATACAGGCGAGGTTATTGATCGTAACGAGTTTATTGGTGACATTTACATCAAACCTGCTCGGTCAATTAACTTCATTACCCTAAACTTTATTGCGGTACGAACTGGTGTCGCCTTTAGTGAGGTAGGAGGTTAATCATGGCTAATATAGATGACTTTAGAGCTAAATTACTCGGTGGTGGTGCTCGCGCTAATCAGTTTAAGGTGACGATTACTCAACCTACTGGTATTTTCATTGGTTTAGATGTTGAAAGAACTTCTTTTATGGTCCGTTCGGCAAGTTTGCCGGCGATGACATTAGCTGAAATCGCGGTTCCTTTCCGTGGCAGACAGATTTGGATTGCTGGGGACAGGACATTTGATGAAACGTGGAGTACTATTTTCCTGAATGATACAGATTTCATGATCCGTAACGCGATGGAGAGATGGTCAAATGGTATAAACGATTTAAGAAATGCTAGAGGCGTAACTAATCCTAATGCGTATCAAGTTGATTTAACAGTAGCCCAATTGGATCGTGATGATGCAACTTTGAAAACTTATGTTTTTAGAAATGCCTGGCCTACCAGCGTATCGGCAATAGACCTAACTTCTGATACTGCTGATGCTATTGAGGAGTTTGAGGTTACTTGGAGATATCAACACTTTGAACCTTCCAGTATTGGTCTTCCTGGCACCTTCGTTCCGTCCGGGCCGGCGGGTGGTGGGGCCGAATAGTGGGGGTATTTAAATTAAGTTAGATTTTGAACCTACTAAATAGTAAAAAGTAGGAGACATTATGGCGTCACTTTTCGGTTTTAGTATACAACGATCAAAAAAGGATAAGGGGAGTGAAGTAACATTCACTACCCCTGATTCTGATGATGGTTCAGTTGAAATTAGTGGTGGTGGTTTTTTCGGACAAATCCTTGATACGGATGGTCGAGAAAGAACTGAATTAGATTTAATAAAACGATATCGTAATATTTCTCAGCAATCAGAGTGTGATGCTGCAATTGAAGATATTGTTAATGAAGGTATTGTGGCGAATCAAACAGATTCTGCTGTACAGATTGATCTTGAAAGAATCCCATATCAAGATAAAATTAAACGGAAAATCAGATTAGAATTTGATGAAGTTTTGCGGTTGCTGGATTTTGGCATCAAGGGCCATGACATTTTCCGTAGATGGTATGTTGATGGTAGGCTATATTTTCACAAAGTCATTGATACAAAAAATCCTAGAAAAGGAATTACTGAATTACGTTGGATTGATGCTGCTAAAATAAAGAAGGTAAGGGAAATTCAAAAAGAACCAGATCAAAAATCTGGTATTGAAATGATTAAAAAGATTGATGAATATTTCATATATAATGATAAAGGAATTCAAAGTGCAGGGTTAAGTGGAACCGGAATTAATCAGGGAATTAAAATTGCTGTAGATTCTATTACATATGTTCCTTCTGGTTTAATAGATGGAAATTCTGGTCGAGTGATGTCTTATTTACAAAAAGCAATTAAGCCAGTAAATCAATTACGCATGATTGAGGATGCGATTGTTATCTATCGCATATCCAGAGCTCCTGAAAGACGTATTTTCTATATTGATGTTGGTAATTTACCCAAGATTAAAGCTGAACAGTATCTAAAAGATGTTATGAACCGCTATCGTAACAAGCTTGTGTATGATGCTACTACAGGAGAAATTAGGGATGACCGGAATCATATGTCAATGCTTGAAGATTTTTGGCTTCCGCGGCGTGAAGGTGGTAGAGGGACAGAGATTACTACTCTACCGGGAGGCTCTAATTTAGGTGAGATTGATGATATTGTATATTTTCAACGGAAGCTATATCGTTCACTTAATGTTCCAATCTCTCGGCTAGAAGCAGAATCAGGATTCTCCCTTGGAAGATCAACTGAGATTACACGGGATGAATTAAAGTTTACTAAGTTTGTTCAACGTATACGAAAGAAGTTTACTCCATTATTTACAGATATATTAAGAACGCAGTTGCTTCTTAAAGGAATTATCGCACCAGAAGATTGGTCAAAAATTCAGGAACATATCACATATGATTTCTTGGAAGACGGTCATTTTGCTGCATTAAAAGAGTCTGAACTTTTGGAAGATCGAATCAACCAGTTGGGAAGCATTGAACCATATATTGGCACGTTCTTTAGTAAAGAGTTTGTGATGAAGAAAGTGCTACATTTGACTGACGCAGAAATTCAAACTTTGCGTGATCAAATCAAGAAAGAGATTGATACTGATCCATTGGATGGTGGAATTGTTCTACCACCCGGCGGTGATGGTATTCAAAGAATACCAGTTGGGCCTGATGGAATGCCTATAGACCCAGAAATGCCTGCTGATGACCGAGCAAAAGCTGCTTTAGGACTTGATCCATCGATTCCATCAGTAACACCGACAGCTAAACAACCGCCTCCAGAAGGTGCAGCTGGATCAGCTGCTGATACACCAATTCCTTCTGGCGGAGAAGAGGAAATAGATAAGGATAAGAGTTTTATCGTTAGAAATGGTTTGAAGAAAGGAAGAAAAAAATGAGTAAAGAATTTGTAAAATCAGTTATATCAGATAATAATATTGGAGCGGAAAAGGCCTTTAATGATTCTATTTCTGCAAAGGTTGGTCAGGCTTTAGAGAAAAAACGTAAGGAAATTTCTCAAAGTATTGTTTCAAAAAATATGGTAGAAACTGACTAAAAATGAAAAGAATTGAAGAAATATATGAATCTACAGTAGTAGAGAAGGATGAGCATCGTAAATCTAAGGAATATAAGAAATTATCTCCTAAGATGAAGGATGCTATTG